CAATGGACAGATCCCGATGGTCGTTACGTGTTAACGAAAGAGGGTGTTTTGCTTGACCCAGTTGCCAACCAAACATGGAGCAGACTTTTAGCTAAGGGTGGTGCACCGAGTGTCAACGCAGCGTATATCAATCGTGTTGTCACTTATACGGCTACTTCGCAAGCAACTTTGCTTCAATCTGCACTATCTGATCTTAAGGCTCACAATCATGAAGAAGTCAATTACGAGACCGACATTGCTGTGCTGCCACAAAATATCAACATTGGTGACACAATTCATTTAGCTGACGAGGATGAACACTTGTATCTGTCGGCTCGCTTGCTCGAGCTCAAATCAAGCTATTCCATGGACACACACACAGCAACATTGGGAGACTACCTCATTGAGCATGATCAGGTAGCAGCCCAATATCGGCAACTTGCTGAACAAATTAAGAACATTCCCAAAACAATCCAATACTATCCATGGGTTCGCTACGCTGATGACGGTCAAGGAACAAACATGAGTGCTTTGCCAGCTGGCAAGAAGTATATGGCGGTTGTATACAGCAACAAGTCATCCGTGCCAAGTGACAATCCGGCTGATTACGCCGGCAAGTGGGCACTGATTCAGGGCGCTGATGGTGCTGACGGTGTTCCGGGTGCAAAGGGTGCAGATGGCCGTACAAGCTATTTTCACACTGCTTGGGCAGATGATGTAAGTGGCCAAAGTGGGTTCACGGTATCCAGTGGCGATGGCAAAAAGTATATTGGCACCTATAGCGACTTCACGCTGGCCGACAGTACCAATCCGGCTGATTACAATTGGGCACTTTTTAAAGGATCCGATGGCGCGACTGGTCCACAAGGACCACAGGGCCCTCAAGGCGTTCAGGGTACCCCCGGAAGCAAGGATGTGCCGTTTCCTTATGTACAGCTAGATGCCCCGGCAAATCCCAAAAAGGGTGATATTTGGTGGCATGGTACAAGCTTAAAAGACGCAACGGCTGTACAGCGCTATGACGGTTCCAAGTGGGTAGATGATGCGATTGCTCAAGCTGTTTTGTACATTAAAGAACTCAACTCAATTATTCTTAATTCCGCTGAGATTAATTCGCCTAATATCAACGTTCCTTTCCAACACGTGAGCATTGCAGGATCCGGGATATTGTCCAGTGGTTCCCTTACGCTCAACGGTGCCTCATATGTCATTTCCGGTAATATTGAGGACACTAATGGCAATCCAAACGGCCAAATCTATCATACGGAAGTAAATCCGGATGGATTAATGTCATACATTACGCAGACAGATGGGACAACACAAATGCACACCAGCAGAATTTCGATGGGTGTTCTTGAACTGACAGACCTAGTCAGCGGATTGGGTAATTCTGCTAAGTACATCACTTCCGACTTTAATGCTCATGATGCAGTTGACTATTATCATACAGACACGGGGCTAACAACAGCCGATGCTAAAAATATTAATATCACTTATAGTCGTCATGGGAACCTTGTTAATGTGGGTTTTGATTTTGACGTGACGGATAGTGCTGCATGGAAAAAGCTTGCAGATATTCGGCCAGGATATAAACCATTTGGGAATATCTGGGCACAGGTAATTGGTAATACAGATGTCAGAGGTGCCGTTGCCGTTGTTTATGCCCAATCGGGTGGTTGGTATATGTTTCCAAGCCTAGGTACTACAAACAATTATCATGGGACTTTTACATTTACTACCCAAGATGACTATCCAACAGATGACGTGGTGATTAAGTAATGAAAATAAAAGTGTGGACAGATGATAACAATAGGCTACTTAACTGGGCATATATGAATGACTCACGGCCAGTTGGGTCAACAGATGATGGTCAGCAAATTATTGAAGTCGATAGCACAAATGGTCTTTACGAGAACCACTCCAGCGTTATTGACGGTCAAGCCGTCCCTGATGCTGGCTATGATCCAGATGCTGACAAGCCTACACCTGAGCCGTCACCTGAACAGCAGATGATTGCCGCGCTGTATGCCCGTGTGACAAAGCTTGAGGATGGTGGGAAAAATGAGTGACTTTGAATTTTGTGCCACGCTATATTCTTGGGGGTGCTCGATAGAACAGTACGTAGGCCGGCAAATAACTGAGGAAGAATACAAGCAAATTACAGGCAATGACTATGTCGCCAGCAAAAGCTAGCGGCTATTTTTGTGGAAGGAAGTGATGACAATGTTAAATAAAATTAGAGATCACCCAACGCATACAGCACTCGCCATTGGCATAGTTACCATTGGCTTGTTTCTGATCATCAATGACCATTATTTCATCTGGCCCCCACATTACACTGACTGGTTAAATGATGACATTGTGGGGTTTTTGTTTGTTATTGATGGGATCGGGATTGGGGGTTGGGTGCTATGGGAAACACAGTTAGCGGTGACCAATCGTCTGTTGCTTACGACTACCAGCTTTTTAATGTCGTTCTTGACAATACTGCAATTCCTGACATCAATCTCAACTGGAATCTACTCAAATTGGATCAGCAATGCGATCATAACAGCCTTCGTGCTGATTCTGGCACGAAGGAGTGACAGCCGTGACAGCAGCGATAACCAAAACAATTGTTGATTTTGCCCCATATCTTGCCGGTATAGCATCGGCCGTTATTGCCTTCATGACCTACCGCGAGGGTAAACGGAAAAACAGGCATGATGAGCTTGAGGATATGAATGACAGATTGCGTGCAGAAAATGATCGTTTGAGGTGTGAGAATGAGCGCCTCAGAAAGGAGACAAACAGGCAATGAGAAAGCTATATCTTAACAACGGCGATAAGCAGTTCAAATTTGCCGACACCACCACTGAGATACATTTGAACGCGTTCGATGATGGTAGCGCAGCGGCCCTCACAGCAGATGCAAAGGTAAGAATCAAAAACGGCTCTGGCTATCTGCTGGGGATAAGCGCCAGTATCACGGACAACCATGCCGTTATCACTAGCGGACAATTGGCTCAATTGCCAGTAGGCAGCTATCTGATTGAATTGTGGGACACCGTAAACGGCGGCACGGCCATCTATCCTAGTGATGGATTTTTGGCACTTCAAATCAACGAGAACGTCACTGGGATTTCTGGAGGGATCGTCAGCAGCATTACGGTTGATGACTTCATTCAGCAATTCAGCGACCTCAGCCAGCAACTAAAACAAGAAGTTGCAGATGCTGTTGCCAATGGTCTGAAAGGTGATACGGGTGCTGATGGCCTATCTGCTTACCAGATTGCGGTCATCAATGGCTATCAGGGATCACAAGCGGACTGGCTCGCTTCTCTCGTTGGAGCAACCGGCCTAAAGGGTGATAAAGGCGATGCGGGGAAAGACTTCCAAATCGTGAAGACGTTCCCGTCCATTGCTGAAATGAATGGTGATGGTTTCTCTGATGGTGATTTCACCATGATTGCGAGTGATGTCAATGATCCAGATGACGGCAAGCTTTACGTTTGGAACGGCACCAGTTTCACCTATATTGCCGACCTAAGCGGTTCCCAAGGGATCAAAGGCGACACTGGCGCTAAAGGTGACAAAGGTGACAAAGGCGATACTGGAGACCAAGGGCTTTCTGCTTATCAGGTTGCCGTGAATGCTGGATTTTCTGGCAGCGTAAGCCAATGGATGGACTCTCTCGTTGGTGCTAAAGGTGACAAGGGTGATAAAGGTGATGATGCCGTCATCAATATCATCTCACAAGCTGATTATGACGCATTGGCTGACAAGTCCGGCGTCTACTTTATTGAGGGGTGATTGAATGCCAACAATCAATGGTAGAGCGTGCGTTGTTAATGGCACGCCAGTAGACAAGGTGTTCAGCAATGGCAGGCAAGTTTACGGCCGTAACCTAGCGCTAGGAACCGCTAAGCCGTTCACAGTGTATGGTAATGGTAGTGATAGTTCTAATTACATGTATCACCTATCGAGAAAGATAGCAAAGGGAACTACTATTACTATGGCTTTTGATATTGCGTCAACAAATGCAACAGGTAGGTACATTATTCAATTTGTAGGCGGTTCATGGCTGGGTTCTCCATGGTATCAAATGGTGTCTGGAACACAACATCACTCATATAATGTTGTGGCAGACAATGACTATTCAAATGGAGTTCAAATACGGATTGTTAATTCAACTGGAACAGTGACCATTTCCAACTTCATTATTTCAGAATCTTCAACAGAAATAGCTTGGACACCGGCGCCAGAAGACGTCATGTAATCTAGAAAGGAAAACAATCATGAATAATTTGACAGAACTTTTGGTATCACTTGCAGTAGCGGCAGTCCCAATCATCGGGACTTGGATCTCAAAACAGTTGCTTGCTAACAAACAAGCACTTACTTTGGTAAAGGTATTAGGCCCATTGGCAAACGCAGCGGTAACAGCGGCAGAGCAGCTTGGTGTGACAACCGCTATTGACGGTGCGGTCAAGAAATCGACTGCCATTCAAGCAGTTAAAGATGGCTTGAATTCGCTTGGCTTCACCAGCGCAGACGAGCAGACAATTGCCAACGCAGTTGAGAAAGCTTTTGCGGACTTGAAAGACAGCCTAGCAGAAACCTATCCGCAAAAGACAGTTGATCAGGAAGCATCTAATCAAGATAAGGTAGCTGCCGCAGCTCAGGCGGCCGCAGACGCAGTTAAGGCTCAGCTGGCACCGGAATCTGTTGCTCCACAGCAATAAGGAGGGCACCATGAAATTAAAAAATAAGCTCATCACTTTGGTAGTCGCCTTCTTGGCGGCTATTTCTTTTGCCCTGCCATCGCAGGTAAATGCGGCCAAGGGAGATATCGGTGTGGACTGGGCGGTTTATCAGGGAGCCAGCGGGAAATATGGCACGAATAACAAGTTCGCGATCATTCAGGCTGGCGGTACACAAGGCGGTACGCTGTATGATCAATGGACGTATGCAAGCCAAGTCAAGGCAGCACAGGCGAATGGGCTCAAAGCCCATACTTATCTGTGGTACGGGGTCGGTGGCAGTGCTGATATTGGTCGACAGGCACTTGACTACTTCCTTCCCAAGATTTTAACGCCGAAAGGTTCTATTGTTGCTCTTGATTATGAGGACGGTGCCTCATCAAGTATGGCTGCCAATACCGATGCCATTCTATATGGTATGCGGCGCATTGCGCAGGCGGGATATACGCCAATGTATTACAGCTACAAGCCGTATACACTGGCACACGTTGACTATCAGCGCATTCTAGCGGAGTTTCCCAATTCACTGTGGATCGCGGCCTATCCGGACTATCAGATTCGGGCATTGCCAGATTATGGTGTATTCCCGTCAATGCCCGGCATTGCGCTCTACCAATTTACTTCTATGCATGCGGCAGGCGGTCTTGATGGCAACGTTGACTTGCTTGGCGTAACCGATAATGGCTACAGTCAACAACCTGTCGCGCCATCAAAGCCCGCAACACCATCGCAACCGTCTACTTCAACAGCGGCCAGTGATGTCGACTATGCGCAAACTGGTGTTTTCAAGCCTTCCACGACTGTTAACATCCGCACTGGTGCTGGTACAGGATACACAGCAGTTGGCAGCTATGTGCCGGGTGAGAGCCTTGTGTATGATCATGTGTATATTCGCGGTTCATATGTTTGGGCACGTTATCTCAGCTACTCAGGCAGGTATCATTATGTTGCCTTGGGCGTAAATGGTGGTGAGAGCTATGGTTCGCGCAGTTCAAATGCGCAAACCTATTCGCACACGTACTACACAGTCCGCTATGGTGACAGCTTCTGGAGTATTGCCAGCAAGTATGGCGTCAACATGTACACGTTAGCGGCTAACAATGGCAAATCAATCTACAGCCTGATCTACCCAGGCGAAAGTCTATACATCAGGTAATGGGTTGCCGTTGAAACCAAAAAATTTAAATAAGGTGAGTGCATATGTCTAAAAAAATTGATCAAGCACGAGTTATTGAGCAAAGTTATGTGAGACGTGACTTAATGAGAGCCGTTTCAGAGTTGCTGGATTCCGCTTCAGACAAGCATTCAACTGATGAACTTATAGATGCTGTTGCCTCCGTTCAGTCTGTGACAATGGTCTTGGAGCATAAATCAGCCGTTTGCGGTCCTCCTGGTCTACGTGGCTGGGACGGAGAAGAATACTGATACATCAGGTAACAAAAATGCCTCCTACCAGCAATGGTGGGAGGCTTATTTTTGTACCAACATTTGTGAACTCTTAAAACGTGTTTCTACCTATTATAATAAAGTGTGTTGCCGTTTGAAGCGTCGAACCACATCGAACCACTTTTTGCCATAAACGCAATCATATCAGCATTTATATATTCTGTGATACCCCGATCACCGGTATCACAAACCTTCCTAGGAAGGTTTTTTTTTGCCTTGAAAATCTGTGCCACAAACAAAGATGTTCCCAATACATTTTTGATCACACCCGATTTAAAAAAGTGTACAATTTGGCACAAATCATGGAGCCGCTGTTTTTGCATGAAAATTGTATGATTTCTGACACAACGAAAAAAAGACCCAGCGTTTCTTCATCCTACGTAAAAGTAAGATGCTCCTGAGTTCTTTTTTCGTTATCTGATACTGTCCTTTTTGACGATTGCTGCCAGTTGACTTGCTATTCTTCGCGAGAGAACTTCAATATCTTGATCCGAGACCGTTCCAATGCGCGACGATGACGCTGCAGCAAAGGATCTTCAGAACTGTCTGTCTGACTGATGACAGCTGCCTCGAAGGCCTCATATTCCAAAGGTGACAACCGTGCCAGAAACTGTGCAAACTCGATTCGCATGAGTAGACCATCTTCATACGATCTGAGAGCCAGACGTTCTTGAAGAGATTCAAGTGCGCTGTCTTCAACTGGGATTGCGGTCGCGTCGATGCGGCGTTTATGCGCAAAGTGTTTCCGCAAGACTGAACGCAGGTGTGACTGCAATACCATTCGATAGTAGGGACCAAATTGGGATCCGCTAGAGCCATCATATCGAGTAATTGCTTTGAGCATCGCAATCCTGGCCTCTTGTAACCAGTCTTCATGTGAAAAATCCCTGAGATGGTACGGTCTTAACACCGTTAGGACTAGCGGTCGATATTGCTTAAACAATTGGCTGAATGCAGTTGAGTTTGTGATTGCTTCATTGATTAATGTTAACTCTGTGGCTTTCAT